TTATTAATAAAGCAGTGACAAAAAGCAAAATAAAATATTTTAAATTTTTCATTTTGTGAAAATTCTTGTTTTTGATTATTATTTGCGTCTGTTATTTTTATTCCTTCAGGAAGTTCTGATTCTTCATTTTGAATTTGTACTTTATATTTTGTAATGTTTGCTGCAGCTTTTATTGAATATATTTTTGAAACATATTCTTTTTCTATATCATCCACTTTAAAATTGTTTTGTTCTTTAATTATTTGTATTGTATTTGAAATTTGTGTTTCTGTACATTTTTCTGCATTATTTAAAATCTGATATAAAGCATTTAATGTTCTTCTTCCCGCTTCTCCTATAGCTCCATAATCATTTGGATTATTTCCATGAATATAACAATATATTGCCTGTTTAGTTGCTGAAAATGCTTCTTCTTTATTTGCACATCCTAATTCTTGTATTGTTTTATAAGGATATCCATTTATAATTATTCTCCATAGTTTAACATCTGAAATAGCATTTTGTACTGATACAGAATAAGATATTTCATCAGTTACTCCTTGTTTTGTTTTATCTAAGCACTTATGATATATGCATATTATTAAAAATCCTTTTTCCTGCAATTCCATATACTTTAGTAAATGTATCTGGAAATAACTTAATTATAATTCTATCTTTTAGATTTAATTCCTCTTTTATTTCATCTAATACTACTCTTTTCATTTTATACTCCTTCAATGTTAAAAAATCCATATATATTGTACTATATCTTTAACTTTTTGGTTAAAAATATTTATGAAAGTGCCATTTTCTTTTATGAAAGCAATATAACATTTTATAAATATGTCGTTTTTTGTCGAAAAAAGAAAAGCCCCTTTAAAATAGGACTAATCGATTTTTTTCGGTTGTATGTATATTTTTCATACAATTATATTATAGCACTTTTAGTTTGAGAAGTTTGTCGAAAGTAGTCGAATAAAAAAAGAACTATTGCTAGTTCTCTTTCAATAATATGCATATTAATATTTACTTAAATCACATAACATTTGAAGTAAATACTCTCCTGAATTTTTTTCTCGTTCATCTCTTTCAAGATTTCTTTTTCCAAAACAAACAAAACCATTGCTTTCATAAAATTCTTTTAACCTTGTTTTATCTTCACATTCTAAATAGACATATCTTCCACCAAGTACATCTTGGGCTACTTTTATTTTATCACAAGCTAATTTTAATAACATATCGCCTGTAATTAATTTATTATAATCGTTATCATAATTTTTTCCAATTTGACCTATTAATGGCAATGCTACACTATATGTTTTATATTCACTATCATATTTAGCAAATCTTAAAAGTCTCTTCCTTTTTGTTTCGCTAAGATTTATTTTCTTTATATTTATAGCCTTGTTGGTAGTGGAAAAATATCCTACTATAACATCTTCTCCTTTGTACTGGCTCATAACTATAAAAGTTTCTGCAATACCTTGTTTTGAAAACTCAATTGCTTTTTCGTGCAAAAAATATTCAACATCTTTATTTAATTCACATTTAAACTTCTTTAGTTCTTCTTTTGTTTCCTTTTCTCCTAAATTATTATAGATATTTTTTAAATTTATTACTTTATATGACATTACTTTCTATGCCTAAATATTTCCTTTATTTTTTCACTATCTTCTATGTTTTCTACCAATCTATCGAATTTTATATTTTTTCTTTTTTTGCCTTCTGCATTTTCTAATGCTTCGATAAATGCTGTTGCTGACCTTTTGTCTCTAATGATTATATTTTTTAAAAAACTTTTTGTTGCCATTTTATCTCATCTCCCATTATATTATATGCAATATCTATAATAATTATAGCATTAATTTTACATAATATCAATAATTTATCATTTAAATAATATCATTGGTAATCAAAGTTGTCAATACTTTTTCTAAAACTCGCATTACAATCCCTTTTAAGCGTTTTTTTATTTTGTTTTAATATACTTGTATACCTTGATTTTAAGCTATTTTAAAGTTTTTTAATTTTTTTCAAAAAAAGTATTGACAATTAGCGTACGCTGTATTATAATTAATTTAGTCAAAAGAAAGGAGGATTACAATATGATTAGAAAACTAAAAAAGCTTATAGCTTCACACCGCAAAATGAAAAAGCTACAAGCTCATCGCCAAAAACTTTGGAATGACATCTTAGACATTCACTATATGTTTTAAGTCAAGAGAGATTTTTTCTCTCTTGTATAAATAAATTATATATGATATTATAAAAAAAATCAAGTGAGGTGTTAATATGAAATTAGTTCCTAAAAAAAATGGACAAGGCTATATTACTTCTTTTACTATAACTTTTGGAAGTAAAGAAGCTAAAGAATTAAATTTATTAGATGAAGATGAACAAGTAAAAAAAATCAAATCAGCTGAAAGTATTGATGATAATACACTTCAAATAATATTTGAAAAAAAATAAAAAAAGTATTGACAATTAGCGTACGCTGTGTTATAATTAATTTAGATAAAGGAAAGGATCTGATTTTTATGAATGATAAATTGAGAGAAGAAACAATAGCAGATATGAAAAGGTGTATAGAACAATTTAGAAAAAACAAATTATTTATATTAGCTGATATGAAAGAAAAAGATTTAGAAATTTTTATAAACAAGAATGGAGGAAAATAAAATGAAAATAATTGATACAAGAGAATTTGATTATGAAGGTAGAAAAGGTGAAAAAATTTGGTGCGTTGAATTAATCACAAATGACACAGATGAAAGAAGTATAGAAATATATGAATGTGAAAGTAAAGAAGAAGCTGAAAGAGAATGCGAATATTTAAATAGAACAAATCAAGACAATAGATATACTCATATAGTTATAGAATATACAGTTGCAAAAGATGGATTAGAAGTAATCTAATTGCACTTTCTATAAAACGTAAAAAAGAGGTAAATTGAAATTAATCAACTTACCTCTTAAAACTATTTTACTCCACCAATCCATTTTGCAAATCCTATCTTGTAATTATTAGTTCCATCTATTTTATATCTTACCATAGCTCTATTATTAAATACTCCAAAGCAGTCACATTCTTCATATGCACTTAAACTTCCTATTACTTTGCTTAAATTTGTATCTGCATATATTGTTTCTTTTGTTGAACCATTTTTATATTTTCTCACTGGCTCATCAACTCCTTTCACTTCTGGAACTGCTACAACTGTAGTAGCTTGTCCTAATTTATTTGCTACATCATTTTTAAATTTTATCCAGGTACTTGGATTATCTACATAATATTTAGGACATGTTTTCCCTGTTACATCGTAATGTCTTATGATATTATCTATTGACAAATTATATCTTTTACAAATATCAGTACACAATTCTACTAAGCTATTATATGTTTTATCATTAAACTTTCCTTCCCAATCTGGATGACAATTTTCTATTCCTATGCTGTTTCTATTTACAGTTCTATTTCCTGCATGATATGCTACTTCGTTCTCTGGAATGCACCTTATTATTTCTCCATTTAATCCAATTATATAATGTGAACTTGCATATATATGTTTATCTTTCAAACTTTCAAAGTAGTTTCTATTGGCTATTGCTGTACTGTTTGCATTTCCCACCCAGTGTACTACTATTTGTTTTACTGATTGTAACTTTTCTCCTGTTCTCGAATATGGATTTATTGTTAATAATTTTTCTTCTATATTCATTCGTTTTCCTCCCCTCTGTTGTCTTGTTCTGCTAATTTCATTGTTTCTACTATCTCTTCGTCCATATTTACTCCTCCTTATTATTCAATTTTTCTTTTAATTTTGGTGGTATCTTAACTCCTAATCTATCGCAATTTTCTGCTAGACTTGATATTTCCATCAGACATATATATCCTACTGCAAAATATAATATTAGTTCTGTTCCTAATGCAAACTTTGTTAGTATTCCTACCAAAACGTATACAAGCTCGCCAAATTTCTTTGACAAGCCTGCTCGCATTACCGAACTTTTAAAATCTCCATTTCTCCATGCTATTACTAGTCCTGTTAAAATATCTATTATTATAAGTAGCATTGGTGCTAATATTGCCCAATATATATTTGTAAAATGTATGTTTTCTATTATTTCATTCATATTATTTTTCCTCCTACTAATTTAACGCTTTCCACATATTACTTAAATTTGCTCCATGTGAATATCTGTAAACTATTTTCCCTCTGACGCTTGCTGTATCACACCATGTCACAACTCCAATTTGAAAATTAACATTATCACTACATGATATTGAAAAACATAGTACTGAAGAAGCGTTTGTATATTCTGTTCCATCTATATTTAACTTTAATGTATTACTATAACTTAATCTTAAAGCTTGAAAATCATGTAAACTATTTATATTATAATTTAAAACAGGTGCTAATTCTTTTGTAATTTCGAGAAAATTCTTTTCTTCTAATTCTTTTCTTATTTGTTCATCAGTTTTTAACTCTTCATAAACATCATTTTCGTTTTTGATGAATATTTTGTTATCTATATAATTTTCATAATCATTAACAGTTGAGCCTTGTTCTACTTGTATATTATTATTTATTTCTGTTAATCTACCATTAAATCTCATATAACATGCATTATTAGGTATTTCTATTGTTCCTGTTATTGCAGATACAGTTGATATAAATTTCTTATCTTTATCATAGAAACAATTTGAATTTCCTATTGTTTTATTTGAAGAACTTATAGTTATATTGTTTAAACTTTTAACTGATATATAATCTGAAACGAACCACTCTACATTAGCTGTTGTTGTTCCATCTGTTCCATTTATTTCATATCCTTTTAATACTGCATTCTTATCAAATAGATTCTTCCCCTTTTGTACTCACACCCTTTTTCTATTAGTTTCTGTTGGTTCTGTCGCACTTACTACTACTGAGCTGTCATTAATATAATCACAGCTGTATGTATCTGTTTGACTTGAACTATCAGTATTAAAAATTCTATTTTCGGGCAATGAACCTTGATATGTTTTTTTGATTTTCATAGCTACCTCCTTTTAATCTTTATTTCCATTTGCCTATTATAGTTAGACAAACATTATTTAATGTTAAATTTGTCGCAGAACCTGATACATATCCATTTTGTGCTGTACCATAAATTCTTCTAACAGTTACTTGTAGTAAAGTAGTTGTTACATCATTAATATTGCATGTGACTACCGAATAATCTGATGGTCGACCTAATAAAACAGTCGCCGTTGGCGTTTCTTTAAATGGTACTGGATATCTATAATTAAAAACTCCATATTGTTCATCTGTAGTAAAGTTTCTTGTTACAAAGCATATCATAGTACCATCTGAAAATTTTATTACATTTCCATCAGTGCTATATGTTGACTGTATTTCTTCTTTCTTCATAAACTCTTCATAAACATCATCATCATTTTTGATGTAGATTTTGTTTTCAACATATGGCTCATATTGTGTTGCAGTTGAGCCTTGTTCGATTTGAATAGAATTTAATACTTGTTCTAATGTTAAAGAAGTCTCAACTTCTAAATTTAAAATTACTAAAACTAAATATTTTGCATCTGCTCCTGTTGTAATAGTACAAGTAGTCCCTGTCATATTTAAAACTCTTCCATAAAATCCAACACCTACTTTGGGTAATTCTTTTGTATATGATAAGTTATTATTTTGCCCTTGTATTTTTTGAGAAGTATATGTTGTATTAGGCTTACATGGTACATAAATTAGTTTCATATTATTATTAGTAACTATCTTTCCAGTATCTCCTGATGTGGCTGCATTTAATATATTTGCATTATTTTTATCAAACAAATTCTTTCCCTTTTGCATCCATACCTTTTTTCTATCTAGTCCTGTTGGTTCTGTTGGACTTGCTACTACTGAACTATCATTAATTTCATTTTCCACATTATCTTGTATTGCATTTAAATTTTCAGCTGATATTGGTGTATCTGTATTTGGTAAATTTTTAAATTCAATCTTTTGCATTTTTACCTCCTTTTATTTCTTTTTGTATTTCTTCTATTTTTTGTGTTAATTTCTTGTTTTCTTGTATTAATTCTTGTATTGCTTTCCAAGCAATAGAAGTCATAGAGTATTGTTCTACCCCTTGTCCATCTTCCGAAATAATTTGTTTAGGTGTTTTATAGTCTCCACCCTTATCTGGAATTATAAGACCTATATGCTTCTTATGTTCATTTTTTTCAGTATTAAAATTATAAGTATATATTTCAGTATTTTTTATAATATTTATTGCACTTTCATTATATTTTTCAATATTTTTCTTTAAGCTTTCTAATGAACTATTTCTAAATTCGCCTGATTTCATATAGCTTGGATATACATATGACCATGAACCACCATTTGTTCCTATTGATAAATTTGGTGTCTCTCTATCTCCTACTGACAATACTGCAGAGCTATTTCTATTACTAACTCCTATTTCGCTTAATGCCCCAGATGAAGCATCTCCTACAGTAATTGCCGCTTCTATTCCTGCACTACTATTATTTAAAGAAATCTTATTGTAATATTCTTTTAACTTTACATATCCAGAAGTTGGATTTATCTCAAAAGAAGTTGCTGGTAAATTTGTTCCATTTGCACTTTTTAATTTTATATTTCCATATTTATCTATATTTAAATTATTACTTGCTATTTTCATTTCTTCACTAGTTAAATTAATTTCTTTCCCGTTTAAAGGAAATCTTGTTTGCATTTATTCCGACCGTTTCAGCTGATTGATTAATTTTTGAAATAATTTCATTGTTCCCCACCTTCTTTGATACTGTACTTGTTATACTATCTGTTGTTTGTTTAATTTCTGACTTTGCTGTATTTAGCTCCCCTTTTGTTGCATATTGGCTTGATACTGAGCTTGTAATTTCATTTGCTTTTTGGCTTATTGCACTATTCATTTGTGTTGTTGTACTATAGTTTCCAAATTTGCTATTTACTGTACTTGTTATACTATTAGAACTCATTGTTATAGCACTATTCATTTCTGTTTTTGTTGGATAAGTGTTTAACTTTTCATCTACACTTAATTGAATTTCGTTAGCTGTTTGGTTTATTTCACTATTTAATTCTGCTTTGGTAGCAAATTGTGTTGTATATATGTTTTGAGACATCAACCTCACTTGTATATATGCATTTGCATATCCTAACAAACTTACTGTATAATTTCCATCTGTTAAATTGATTTTTGGATAATCGTATTCTACTGTAGTTTCATTTTCTAACTCATATAAATTACCATCTTCATCATATCCCACTCTTTTATTAATAACGCAAGTTTGCGAATCATAATCTAATATAAATTCATCATATGTTCCATTACAACATAGTAAATTATCTGGTAATACATAATCAAAATATTCATTAGTAGTTGTGTTATTAAATCGCAACGTTCTTATTTTTAAATATAAATTTTGATTTGGAAATAAGTTATTACTTGGATATAAGTATGATATATTTTCTGCTGTTGGATATATTCTTATATAAATTGGTTCGCTTTGATTTATATTTTCTAAATTTACTGTTCCATGTAAGTTCTCTGCTGATGTGGTTATATCTGCAATATCACTTATTTTAGAATTTAACTCATTTACTGTTTGTGTTACTTTACTTATCTTCTGGTTTTGTTCATCTATTTCTTGTATTTTTTGGGTTATTATATTTGTATCTCTATCAACTATAATCGCTAAGTCTTTTATTTTGTCACTATTCCCTTTTACTTGTGTTTCTTCTTGTTTTTTTGTTGCAACATCTAGATTATATCCACCATACCATTCGCCAAAATATGTTAAATCATAGCCTGCTATTGTTTTATATTTATTATTATTTTCATCTATAAAAGTTATTATTTGGCCTGCTTTTATGTCAAAATCGATTGGGCAATTACTAGTACTAAAGCTATAAAAAGTAAATCCAGACAGTTCATTATATATTGCTTCTACTTCACTTTCTTCTGTTATAAATACATTTTCTGCATTTAAATATACAGTATTACCTGTTTCATTTCCAAATTCATATTTTAATGTTCCTACTTCATATACTACTCTTGTTATTTCGTGTTTTTCTCCGATTTTAAAGTTTTCACAATCATCTATACTTATATCTTTAACAGATTGTGTGTTTTGTTTTATAAAGTATAATTTTCCATCTGCTCCTATTTGTGCATATCCACCATTTAATTCTGCTATATATCCTATATATTCTCTTGCTGTTCTAGTGTTATCATACCAACTAATATTTTTATCACATCCCCTAAAATTAGATGTGGCTAGCTCTATTCCTTTTTTGTTACAAATATCTTTTGCTATTTCATAAAGTGTTGCACTTCCATTTTGGAAAATAGCAGATGCATCATAGTTAAATTCTAAATCAATCATTTTATCTGTTAGTTCATATGTATATGTATTATCATCATTTTCTGTTATACTATCAACTACTAATGTTGCTATTGTATTTCCACCATTCTTTATAATTACATTTTCAGGTTGACTTGTTACTGCTTCTTTTACTACTGATAATGAAAATGTATTTGTTGCTGTTCTTCCCAACACAAATGTATCTTCAAATAGTTCAAAATTATTGGTTAGCTCAGTATAATAATCTGGATTTATTAGTGTTTCATCAAAATATATTTCCACTTTATCCCTCCTTTCAGGCAAAATAAAAACTCCTACCTTAGTAAGAGTTTTTATTAATATTTGTATTTGTTTTCGATTAACCTATAATATTCTTTTTTAAATTGTTTTCCATTTTAGGCAAATTCTCCACATTCACTGCAATTTATAATAGCCATTCCTATTATTATATATCTGTATTATTTAAATTTTGCTTATATTCTTCTATAGTAATATTATTATCTTTCATTAATTGTTGTCCTTCATTAATAAGTTCTTGAACTGTTTTATCGTATATATTTTTGTACAATAAACTTTCATCTTGTGTTGTCATATATTCTTTTGTAAATCCATTTTCCATTATGTAGTACATACAAGCATATGAAAAATAATAAGTATCATTTACATCTCCTAGTTCTTTACTTATCCTATTTGATATTTCCTCATAATTTTCTGATGTCACTTTTTCTTTCTTTATGTTTTTGTTATTACTTATATTACTTATAGAAGTAAATATACTGTTATCATTTCTGCAAAATAAAAAATAACCGCCAATACAAAATGCAAATATTAAAATAATTATAATTACTATATATATTCTTTTTTTCAGCATTTTTTTACCTCCTTTTATATTATATAAAAAGAGTATAACATTTTTATTTGTCGAATACTGTCGTAACTTGTATAAATCTAAAATTTTATTGTCCATTTATCTTTCTACTCTGTATTATATTAAATGTTAATTCAGCCCATGTTGCTCCTGTATCTTTATTTTGTTGCATACTTATTGACACTTGACTTACATATGCTTGACATTCCATAACTCCATTAGAAGAAAATAAAGGGCTTTTTACTCTTATATATAGTGGATAGTTGTTAATCATTGACAATATTGTTTCTGCTTCACTTTCTGTTAAATAATTAAAAGTAAAACTCCCTTTGAACCATTTCTTACTTACTATATTTCTAAGAAGATTTCCTGTTGTCACACTTCTATATGAGTTTTTATCTAAATCTTCCCAGCTAATTTTATAAGAAGAGGGAGTTTTCATTGTTACATAATTTCCACTTGCACTTGCTTTTGCTTCCCATAACATCATACAATCACACTCCCCCCTAGTTGTCTATTTCTTGAATTTATATAATTTACTGCTGTTTTTCCTACATCTTTAATAGTTGTATATGGATTTATTTCAATATTTTCTATTGCTTCTATTACTCTTTCTAATAGTCCATTTGTCTCTTCATTTCCATTTCCAAAGTACTCTTGCGAATTGAATTTTTTAGGGATAACAGCTTCCCCTTTGTGTATGTATGCCAGTTGGTCTTCTGGCACATAATTTGTTCCAACTGCTAATTTAGGTACAAATCTTGGGATGCTTACTTTTGATGCTTTGGGTATAGTCATACCTACTTTTGATGCAATCTTGTTTATTGCTCCTATTATTCCATTAACTCCTTCAACAACTAAATTTATTAAATATTCAACTCCACTAACAATAAAATTAATTAATTTAGTTACTGCTCTTATTACATTATCCACAAAATTATTTATAGCAGGTCCTAATTGATTTATAAAATTTAAAATTGAGCTTAATACATCGCTTACTAAATCTTTAGCTGCATTTAGTATTTTAATAATTACATCCCCTACAGTTGAGATAACTTTTGAAATACCATCAAAAACTTTCTCAAATAATTTTCCCACGGAATCAATTATTGGTGGCAATGTATCTCCTAATGCATATATAATGTTTGTAATTAATTTTCCTATTGTTTCTAATATTGATTTAATTGATGGAGCTACTTTAGTTATAAATTCTGCACAAGCGCCTAAAATTACAGGAATTGTTTCTGACATGACAATTAATAGAGCGCTAATCCCTGCAACTACTATAGAAAATGGAATTAATCCCGCTGTCATTAATGGTCCTATTAAAGCTATTGCTCCCATCAATACTATTAATGTTCCAAATATACTTGCCATTAATCCTGCTACTTCTCCTACAGTTAATCCACTTTTACTAAAAACATCTAAGAGCTTTGTTACTGTTGTAATTACTAATGCAAATCCTGCCAATATTACTGTTGCTCCTGCAATCCCTTGCCAATCCATTAGATTTGTAGCTCCTGCAACTATAGTAAATGCTAAAGCAAGTTCTCCTAATACAGTTCCTAGAAGTATCGCAACATCACTTAATGATAATCCACTTTCTGAAAATGTTTTAATTAATTTAGTAACCTGATTAATTACTAAAGCTATTCCACCTAATACTGCAATTATTATTGTCGCTTTGCCTAAGCTTTTAATTAATTTTTCAAATGCATCTGATACACTAGTAATAGGAGATAATATATTTTTTACAAATCTAATTAATAGTAATGCTCCTACTACTATTGTAATACCTAAAACAATATGTTGCCAATTCTCAGTAAACCATTTCCATGCTTCTTTTATTCTTGTTCCTATATCTTCTATAATTTTTGCTATATTTTCATCTATCTCTACATCATTAAAAGCATCTGCCCAGCCACCTACTCCAGCATTTGATACATCTGATGTTGTATCTAAATTATTTAATTCATCAAATCCAGCTAATGTCTTACTTAATGCCTTTGCACTTTTTGTTGTTCCAGCTAATGATTTTGATGTTGCTTTTGCTAATAAATCAACTCCAGTTAAAGCTTTAATAAATATATTTATATATTTAACACCTTTTAATAAAACATTTACTATTCCTGAAATTACAGGCTCTAGTAAAGCTCCTAGTCCGTATCCAGACCGCTTGCATTTTATTTGCAAGTGCTGTATCTTGTGACATATATGCTGAACTTGCTCTACTTAATAATGAATAAATACTTCTTATACTAAATAAAGACAAAGCAAATCGCTTTATCTTTGACATTGTTTTTTCTATTCCATTTCCTAATGAATTAAATGTATTTTTTCCTTTTGAACTACTTTCGTCTTCCTTTGATATTAATCTATCATATTCATTATTTAATTTCTCTAGTTTTGCTCTTGTTTCAACTATTTCTTTTGTTGATAAGTGCATTTTACCTGCATTTTGTAACTTTTCTTCTAATTCACTTATTTTATATTTTAATAAATCTATTTCTGCGTCTTCTACATCTATATCAATATTAATTGGTGTACTTTTTACATTGCCAAAATTTCTTTTTATTTTATTTATGCATTCATTAAATCTATTTGTAATTGGTTCTACTTTTGATGTACTTTCTTCTATTGTTTTAGTTATATTTTCTATATTCTTTGTGTCTATTTTAGGTGTTTGTATATTCTTTATTTTAGAAAATTTCCCTAATTCTGTTCTTGCTCCTTTTATTTTTACAATATAATCGTCAAGCGGTCTATTATTTATTTTCATACCACTTATATCATTTGGATCAAATGCACTGTCTATTTGTTTTTTAATTTGATTTATCTTTTTATCAAAACTACCTGTTATTAAGTCTAATTCTATTCCATATTTTTCATCCATCTATATATATCCTTTCTGCTTTGCCCACTTTTCTTTTAAAAAGTCTGGCATTGCTATTTTAGGTTTTGGTTTTGCTAGTTCTGGATTTGCTATTTCAGGGCTATCCGGATATTTAGTCATCATTTGGCACAAATTTCCTTGTTTCCACATTTTATAACTTAATCCCTCTTTTCGTTGTTCTAAAGTCTTTTTTAATTCGCTAATTGTCATGTTATACATTTGTTCATATAATAAATCAAACTTTAATAACTCATCGTAGAGAAACTCAATATATTCTGTTATCGAAAATTCCTCTACTTTTTTGCGTTTTTTCTTGTCTTTACCATTTCTTCTTTTTCTTCTGGTGTCATATTATTTATTTTTTCTCTTTCTGCTCTTATCTTTTCTAAATCTTCTTTTGAAATAACACCAGATACTACTAATGCTTCATATATTATCTTGTCTAGTATTGTTGCTATTGTATATCCTGCATCTACTAATTCATCATAAAAGCTATATGCCATATTCCTTGTAAAGTTTTCGCCTGTCCCTGCTCTCATATGTTGTAATAATGTAACTATAGATGTTATTGAACATTGTTGTACAAAATCAAGTAATGTACAATTATATGTTTTTTCTATTTTTTCACAATCACTTGATATTAATCTCATATTTATTTCTTTGTCATTTAGTACAAATGTAAAATTTTTCATTATTTATTCCTCCTATATAAAAAAAGAAGGTAACAAGCTTATTTTCTTGCTACCTTCATCTTGTTTATTATTCTACTGTTGGTAATGTTCTTGTAGGTTCGTCAATTGGTGTTAACGTCATTGTAAATCCTTCTAAGTCTCCTGAACTTCCACCTTTTATTGTTGTTTTAACATCACTTCTAAATTTTATTATTATTCCAGAACCATATGTTAATTTCCAATATGCTATTGTTCCATTATCTTCTAAGTCACTTACTAATTTTATATTTGATGTTGCTGATGGTTCTTCTAAATTAAATTCAAATTCATAAGTTTGCACTGGTATTAAACCACTTATTGCAGTTTCAAATTTTGTATTATCTAAACACGTGGTATCTATTGTATTTGGTGTTCCTCCAATGTCTGGTATTGTTTTTAATCCTTTTATTTGTGTATATGTTCCAGTTTCTGTTGTTGAATATTCTAATTTAGTACCATTTAAAGCATTATATTTTTTATCTGACATTATTCTTTCCTCCTCTTAAAAAATTAATTTATTATTTATTTCGTTATATTCCACATATCCTGTTATTCTGCTCTTTCTGATATTATTTGATATCGAAATATCTTCTGAACTACATTTAAAATTTAATTCTTTTAACTTGTTCATAATATCTTCTGTAGCCATATCAACTATTTCTGTCGTATTTTCTTCTGCTTTTATTCTTCTTGTTATATATCCAATTATTGAAACTCTATATGTGTAATTTCTTTCCATATCGCCATTCAAATAATTTTTATTTATTTGATAGCCGAAATAAGTCATATTATCTTCTACTATATCATCTGATATTATTTCTCCACTATCTATATTAACTATTTCATTTAGTTTTTCTTGTATTAATGTTCTCATTATTGAGCCTCCTTAATAGCTTTAGCAATATTTCTTTTATATAGTTCAATATCTTCTTCTAAAGCTGGTTTCCAATGTGGCTTAGGTTTTTGTGCTTTTGCAACGTAAAACTCTACTCCATCTATTAAAATTACTTTTCCTATAGGCCTGTCAACTTCTTCTACGGGCACATACCAATATTGAAATCCACTCATTTTAAATGTATTAGTATGTCCAATATGTGGCTCTAAAGCATAAATACCTGTTCCATTTTCAATCATTCTACCTATGAAATAACCATCTTTACTTTTCAGATCTGTATATATATCAGTTTTTATTACTCCATCTTCTTTTTTTGTTTCTCCTACTTGTATACTGTCTACATACTTTCCAGAAGAATATCCTAGATGTTTTATTACATCTTTTTGTATTTGTTCTGCGGACTCTCTTTGAGCTTTTATTAGTTTATCTTCTAATCTTTTCTGAAAACCTTTTAAATCTTTACCTAATTCATTTATTTTTTTCATACTAATTCAATATCAATTCCTTTACTATTTACGGATTTAATTTTGTATTTGTTATTATTTATAAAAATAAAGTATTTACTAATATTATCAGTAGTATTATTTAGTTTAGATTTAAGTAAGTTTTCTAGATTAGATAATGGTGTCTTAATTCTTAACATATTCACAATACTAGCACCGTATATACTAGCACTTATTTGGTCGTCTAGCTCTTGTTTCTGAATTTTATAATCATCAATGTATTCATATTCTTCTATACGACTTCCATTTAGCTGTTTTACTGTTATAGACCTTTTTAGTGTTACTTCTTCTAAATATCTTGATAACATTATTTAAGCCTCCTCAAACCATTTTTTATGATATTATTTCTCATCTTATCAATAATATCTTCAAATTGACTAGAAACTCCACTTTCATTCAAGGATAATAGTCCCTCTGAACCTCTTTGTATATATTCTGCTTTTACTGCCCTTTTAATATATGGAAATAACTTGTTTTCATCTTTATTGTTTGAAATATCAAAGGCAATAGAACTTACTTCCTCCAATATTTCTTCTAGAACTTCTTCGTCGTCTCGATAATTAGCTCCTAAATCTGCTATTATTTTTTCTACTTTTTCCATTCTATTGCCTCCTTAATTATTCTTTAATAACTATTGTTGCTTGTCCTACCTTTTTAGCTTTATTGTCGCTATCTACTTCAACTATAACTATTTTTTGTCCTGCTGTAGCTGATATTTCATCTGTTCCATTCCATGCAGTATATCCTGTAGAACATACTGTATCATATTCAGGTACTGTTGGATTAGTTGCAACTTTATATTTATAACTATTTCCACTTGTTAAAGTTGGTTCAACTGTTATTTTAGTTTTTCCTGATGTTGTTCCTGCTACTGATGTTACTGTTAAATTTTCGCCCTCTTCAACATAGAAAATAGTATCTTCCATTAATGCTTGTGTTCCTTTGTATAAGTAATCTTCTAATGCTGCAGCGTCATCAAATGGTACTTTTTCTATATCATATTCTGATACATAATATGGTTGTGCTATAGCTCCGTCCATCATTACTGCTACATGAATGCCTTTTGGCATTCTTACAGACTCATATACTCTTACAGAGTCGTACATACCAATAGCTTGTTCTTTTGGGTCTGTTCCGTTTGGTAATTCATCAAGTATTTTTTTCATTCCTTTTCTATAGTCACTATCTACTACTATTACTAATAAATCTGATTCAATACCATCAATAAAGTCATTTTTTAAAGTCCTTGCTCTTTTTAATAAATCATCTATTGTATCTTGAATATTGCCTTTTGCTTCTACTTTTGTTCCTTTTAATATTTCTTTGAAAAACTCTCTGTCTAAATATCTAATTATAGCTGATTGATGGTTTGCTTTTCTTCTTTCTGCCATTCCATCAATACCATATAATTTTATATCTTTTCCTTGTAATTCTTCTACAATTTCTTTATCATCATTTAAGTATACTTTTACTGGTTTAGCTTTTATTTTATTTCCTTCACCAGCTTTTCTTGCAGTTCCTTTGTCTTGTAGCTCTGCATTTACAAATCTTTTATATTCAATTACTCCTCCTTCTGGGTCTCCAGAACCATTTTTTGCTTTTATTTGTTCTGATACTGCTCTTGCAGATACATTTTCTATTACTCCATTTAATACTTCTTTTAAATTTTCTTTTGTTGTACCATCTTGCATCATAATATTTAATGCTTCTTGTGTTATTTTTTCTCCCATTTTAAATTCCTCCTATTTTTTGTTTTATACACTAGCTCTAGATACTGTCTTTTTATCCATTGTGCTAGTTATTTTTGTTATCGGTGTATCTTCTTTTAATCTTTCATTAACTGCTTTTTCTACAGCCTTATTGAATACATTTGATATATTATCTATATTTGCATTTAACTCTTCTGCAGTAGTAGCTTTAAAATTGATTAGATTTAATAAAGATACATCTAGTCCTTTTTCACTTACTATTTTTATTGCTTCTTCTTTCAATTTGTAAGCATTTAATTCAGCAAGTGCATTGTCTTTTTCAGACTTTTCTTTTTCTAATTGATATTGAAGCTTTTCGTCACTTTTCATTTTTGCTAACTTTTCAGCTTCTGTTTTTTCTGCTTCTACTTTCTCTTTATATTTTTCAAGAGCTTTATTTGTTTCAGCATTTACTATTTTGTTTACTTCATCTCTTGTAAAAGTTTTTACTTCTTCTTTTGATTTTTCAACTTTTTCTACATTTTCTACATTCTCGGCCGTAGTCTCCATATTTTTTTCTTCGTTATTTTCCATAACTTAATTCCTCCTAACTTTTTACGGTGTTATAACCAAACTATTTTTGATTTTTTACGGAAATCTAACCAAACAAAAAGACAGTTTATTGTCTTATCCAGGACATAAAAATAAGAGCTAGTCGACTTAGCTCTTGATTTATAATTATAAAATTTTAATAACTTATTTATTTTCTTGTAATTCTTTTATGTTTTTCTTAATTTCTTCTTCTAAAAATATATTTATTAAACTTAATATTGGCTTTATCAATGTTAATATTGTAAATATACTCCAATACCACACAGGCATTTGTAATTTAATACTTAATATAAGTAATATTATCCACATTTTCTTCACTCTCCTTTTCAAACATAGCAGTATATTTTTTAGTAACTTCAAAATTTACTACTTCATCTGATGTTATTTTTGCATTTATAGAAATTTCTCTAACAAATTCTATATCGTTAGTTATATCATCTGCTCTTCTTATCAATTCTTGCCCTATAGCTTTTATTGATTTATTTACATTTTCTTTTCCTATTGGCATTAATATTTCTTTTTGCATTTTACACCTACTTTCCACAATAAAAGCACCTACTTTTTAGTAAGTGCTATTTTTCAAATAATTCAGTGTCATCAAACATCTTTGTGAAATCAAAATCAATAAATTTCAAATTTTTATACTTTTTTTTAATTTTAGTATATCCTTTAATTTTTCTCTTTTTCATATATCCAACCTACTTTCTTAAAGAACTCTTGATTTGTTAAATCTCTTTTTTCTACTCCATTTAAGTGATTATATACTTTATTTGTATTCTTTTCAATCTCTTTATAAAGTTGTTGTATATGTTCATTAGTATATTTCTTTGTTGTATTAGATTTTAGATAATATTTATAGTTATCTGTTAAAACTATCATAGTGTCTATTTGTTTTAGTCTATTAAACGATAATATGTCTGTTAATGAAAATGTATAATTCTCTGGGTGGTTATGTATTGCTATAATGCTATTCTTACTATGAGTAATCATTTTTAGCATTGTAGGTGTATCTAACCCAACTGTCGTTCTATTTTTTCCTTCTGTTATATTCCCTATTAATTTTCCTGTAATTTTATCTAATATACACATATTTTCATTATTATTTTTGCTATATAGTTTTATTATATAATTCTCATATTTTTTAATTCTATACTTTCTAGATATATTTTTATATAATTCTGGTTTTATAATATTACTTTTAAAGTCTTCATTTTTTTCTTGCCAATTCATTTTTTCTTTCTTACCATTATAGTATTCTTGTGCTAAATCTATTTTATGTTCTTTATCATATTGATATGTAACAGTACTTCTACACCAATGAAAATGATGTGAAATAGGTGGCAAATTTAATCCTATCACCAATCCTTTACATTTTATTCTTTGTATTTTTAAATCTTTTTGTGTTTCTCCATAATATCTATCAAATTCATTGTCTTTATCTATATAAAATATTTGTCCATCTAAGCTATGACACATATCTGTTTCATTTTCATCAGTTATTGCAATAAATTTTACTTTTGCCTCGTTATCCAACTGTCGTATTCCTTCAACTTTTGCTAAATTATTTAATCCTATTAGCTGATTATCCATAAAACCTGATATCTTGTCATTATTTATACACAACTTTGTATTTTGTTGTTGATTTATTATTCTTTGAAACTCATCATTTTCTATTTCTAGCTCTTTTTGTTGTTGAATATTAATAAGTGCTTGTTTATATATTTGTTGGGCATTATATTGGATTGTCATTTGAATGTATTGTTCTAAATTTGCTTGTTCTAATAAATATAAAAATAAAGCCATATCAATTATAGATATTGGCTTTACTTTATTTTGTGCATTTAATACTTCTTTTTGCCCTTGTTTATAGTAATAATTTATATCTTCATACATTATTTGCTTTTCATATTTATGGAGTTTGCTTTGTTCTTCTATATATGATCCATATATTAATAGCTCTAGTATTTCACTATTTTTCACTCTAGTTCTATTGTATATGTTTTTTGATAATATTCCAAAATATCCTGTTAGAAGTTTCTTATCTTTCCATTCTTCTATGTATGTATTAACTATATTTTTAGTTTTATTATCTGCTATGTCATATATATTATTGCTGTTTAGATTTAATGTCTTGAATATCATCTGTAGTTTGTTTTGTGTCTGTTTGTTTATCTTTTTGTATATCTTTTTTAGCTCTATCATCTTTTTGTTGTGGTAGTCCCATATCTTGTCCATCTTTTTCACTTCCTAACATTTGCATATTCTCCATGTTTTTTTGCATATTTATTTTATTTTGATTGTCTATTTCTGCTATTTCACTTTCACTATCTAAATCAAATGGCAAATGTTCTATTACTGTTTTATCACTTAATAAGCCTCTTAGTTTTAACCAGTTATCTACTATTTCTTGATTGTTTTGTGGTAAATTTCTTATTAGTATTATTTCAATATCTCTAAAGTCATATGCTGTACTTTTCTTTAAGTTTATTCTTGATGTTATCATTTCCCACATTCTTAATAATTCTTGCTTAAATAATTTATCAGCTTGTTGTAGTATCTGGTCTAATGAAAAGAATTTCTTTTCTAATGCACTTGAATTGTCTGCATTTGTGAAACCTTGGTCTGTTACATTAGGCACTCCACTTATCATTAAAGCTAAATCTAAGCATGTCTTTTTGTGATTTTCTGATGCCGTGTCATTTATATTTTTTATTAACCAGTCTATATCACCCGTATTATCTGGTGTGTAGAATACTTTAGCGTTTAATATTGCTTCATCTTCTTTTATTCTTGCAGGATTTTTTACCATTATAGGATTTCCATCATCATCTAATTTAATATCTCCGTTTTCATCTTTTATTTCAATTAAATTTGGTTCTTTAGGGTCAAATCCTGTTATTTTTAATTTTGCATCATCGTTGTATTGAAATATATTTGCATTGTTTCTTATTACTTGTTCATGTTTTTTTATTAATGTTATTACATTTTCAAATAATGCTAATCCGTCTGGATTTTCTACTGCAAATATTGGTATATCGTCCCATAATACTTCTTTATTGTCATTTTGATTTTCTTTAAAATCTACTTTTGTATCTTTATTTATTGTTGTTGTTTCTATTCCACCTATATAATGTTTTTTGTAGTTCTTTGTTATTAATTCTAAGTGTATGTCTAATCCACCATTATTTGAATTTTCTGTCCAATATCTTAATAGTCCTATTTTTTGGCTAGGTGTTTCATAATTCCATATTGCCACACTCGTTAAACTACTTGTATGCGCATATACAACTTCATTATTTTTATTCTCATATACTAATCCATAGCAAGCCCCAGTATTTATATAATCTTTTACGCAGTCATAGAAAAAACTACCATTGTCATTATATTTTGTAATATAATCAATGATAGTTTGAAATTCTTCTGGATTATTCTTTTCTCCAAAAACTTTTTTAAATATTTTTTGTAATATTCCTTTTTGTGTCTCATTTATTTTATTTACTTTATACTGTGGTTCTTTTCCACCAAAATATCCTGTTGCTATTGTAGATATATAGAACTCTAATGCTACTATTACATCGCTTATATCATGTTTTCTTGTATATATGTCATATAGATACTTTCTATGTTGTAATATTGGTATTGCTTTTCCCCATAATATATTTATATTACTTGCTATATTTTCTTCGCTTAAAAATTCATCTGAATATTGTATTTTTTCTACTACTGACATCTTATCCCCCTATATTATTTTATTATATCCAAAGCTTATTGTATTTGGTTTAGAATGTTCATATACTCCTGTTAAACAATCTTCTGCATCATCATGTTCATTCTTCCCTGTTCTTGTATAATGTTTTATATGTTTTGCAAATTCTGGCCATCTATCTTCCCAATTTATTGGGAAATATATATTATTCATTACTGCTGTTGAATTGCTTAATATTCTTGCTTGTTTATTTTCACTTTGATGAAACCAATTTACTTTTGTATGTGTATTTTTTAATTCTTTTAATTCTCTTTGCACATTTCTCGCAAATCCCCTACCGCCATTGTTGCTTTCTATATTTGCATATCCTACTTTGTCTTTTGTTAACATTTTTGTAACTGCTGGTTCTGTTATTTCCATTGCTTCTTGTGTATATATAATGTCTAGTATGTAATATTCATTATTGTACATTTGATAATCTATTGAGCATAAATAATCATCCCCTTCATCTGCTGTATCTGTATAGTTCATAATATAATGTGCTGGTGGTAATTTGTCATAAGTTTTAAACTTGCTATATAATCTATTTTTGATATCTATTGGTTCTTGTTGATAGTTCGCATATATTATGTCTTTATTCATATTCTTTGTTTTTAAATCGTAATCTTCTTTGCCTAATACTTCTTCACATAGCATTGAACCATCTTCTTGTATAGCTTTATAGTTAATATGTCTTACATTGTCAAAATTTTCTAGTACATAACCTGCTAGATCATTACTTGACCATCTTGTCATTATAATTATCAATTTAAAACCATTTTCAGTTCTAGATAGCATTGTATTATTAAACCAATCTATTTGTTTCTGTAAAACATTTTCGTTATATGCTTCTTGTACGTTTTTTATTAAATCATCTATAATCATAAGAGTACAACCAAATCCTGTTGCTGTCCCTGTTGGAGATGTTGCTAAGTAATTTGCTTGTCCACTTCCTTCTAATGCCCATTTACTGCTACTAGCTTCTCCATATTTTATTTTTGTATTTGGAAATATATCATTATATACTATAATCCCTTCTGTTTTTTCTGATGCTATTGTATCTCTTACAGACTTCGCAAATGTTCCTGATAATGTTTCATTATATGATCCTGTCATTATTTTTTCATTTGGATTTATTCCTAATATCCATTCAACAAATTTTCCTGCTGTTCTTGATTTTCCATGTCTAGGTGGCATATTTATTACACATATCTTTTCATTGCTATTATAAAATTCTTGTAATTGACTACATACATCTTTTAAAAATTCTCTATCTTCTTTGTAAAAATCTGATGCAGTTAATTTGCAATATTCAAAAAAGTCACGTCTGGCTAATTCCAAACGTGCTTGTCTCTTTAATTCTTCTTTTAAATTATTCATTAAGTATTTTCCTTAATTCTTCTGTTGATAGACCCTCAAAAGGATTACTTATATTCCCACTATGTTCAATTTGTTGTTTATCTGACCATCCAAAGTTATTTTTTAGATTAAATATAATTCCTGTTGTACTAGTGTCCCTTATTAAATGTTTTTCTAAATAATTTTCAACTTTTAATTTTGCCTTTTTTATAGTGTCGGAAAATTCATCTTTTTTCATATATTCTGATAATGTATCTCTACATATATCTAATGCTATACACAATCCTGTTATTGTGTAAGGCTCATTATTTCTATTGCATTCTTCAAAATATTTATTAATTTTCTTTTTCATTTCTTCTACTTCTTTATATGCTTTTGGTCTTCCTCTTGGCATTTTAATACACCTCTCTTTTTGTTTTTTCAAAATTATGTTAATAAGTTCACAATACTTTTTATATTTTTTACATTTTTCGACATAGTTCTACTTTTCTTTGTGTTATATTTTATTCCTCGTGTTTTTGAAAGGAGGATGTTGAAATGAATAAAATTGGTACTGTTACTGTATCTGTTTTTAAATCTGATAATAAGAATACTACTTCTTTTGATGTTGAATCAGATAATGATGATGTAGTTCAGATTTCTTATATTGTTGAAGATGCTTTGAAATCATATTAGACTGACTGTTGTTAGTCTTATTTTTATATCCAAAGCAATAATCATAATATCTACATTGCTCACATTTTCTTTTCATGCAATTATCAAAATTAATCTTCTCTTTCATAAGCATTACACCTTGTATATATTTTATCTCCGTTTTGAAATACTCTTATTTCACAATAATATTTTTCTTTGTTTTTACAATTCTTGCAATGTTCTTGTATGTACTTTTGTATTCTTTCTTGATTTGTCATTTGTTTTACCTCTTTTCAGACATAATAAAAGAGCCTATCTTTTGATAAGCTCCTAAATTTTTACATATTTTTTATTGATTATTTTTCTAACTCATAGTATAATAGTTTTGTTCATCTTCATCGCCTCCAAATTTCATAAGAAAGGAGGAAGGTCAATGCAAAATATCATTAAACTTATTGTATTAATCATAATTGCCTGCATCTTAAAGATGTTTGATTAATACATATCTTGTATAGGCGCCCTGTAGAAATACAGGGTTGCTTTTACTTTTAATAAAAAACTAGAGAATTGCCTTTCTCTAGTTTTTATTCATCTTAATATCATTAAACTTATTAAGCAAGACAGATTAGAAATAAAGTATACGCATTTAATAGGACAAGCAGTAGTACTTTTTCTCTCTTAATCTGTATTAATATTATACTAGAGTTTTATATCCTTGTCAAGAATTTTGTTTGCTATTTTATTACATTTTTATTATAATTCTATTACAATTATACCATTTTTATATTAATTTTGCAAATAAAAGAGCTGACATTTATAACATCAACTCTTATTTGAAAGTGTTTACAGTCTCACTTTTGTGGGACTTTTTATTATATATCAATTATATATATAACATTTTTTTATATTATCATTCAATAACATTTCATATCATCAAATTTTTTTAATGCTGTTCCATGCTTTCTGCATATGTCAACATAGCTATAATTCATTTCACTTGCTACTTGTACCAATGTTTTTCCTTGTATGTATACTTTTTCTAAGACTAACTTATATGGCTGTTCTACTTTATCTAATTGTTCTATTATTTGCTTTTGTTTCTTTTCTTCTTTCACTATTACTTTTAATATGTCATTTACATCGTCTAATAATATTGCTATTTTTTCTGCTATACTATCTTCTACTTCTCTGCTTCCGCTTCGGCATATCTGATAATACTGATGTTATATTTGTTATACTTGCTTTGTATTCTTCTATATGCTCTGTTCTGTCTTTTATCCACTCTTGTGTATATTTATAATTCTTTAAATCTTCTCTAGTCATATCTTTTGTGCCTCCTCTACTTCAAAAATATATTATTTATACTTGTATTTAAGTCAGTTACTGCTTTTCTGTGTTCTCTTATTTTATTATTTAGCTGTACTCTGTTGTTATATGTTACATTCTTTCTGAATATTTCGTATTCTTGTTTTAATTCTTCAAATGTCTTTTCTACTTTGTTGTATTGTTCTGTATGATTTATCGTTTGTATCACGCTCCTATTTTTTATCTAAAGTTTCAAAACTTTTTAAATTTATGTGTTTTCCTTCTTTTGTTATTCCATATAAAGTTCCATGACTTCTCCATGTTTGTTCGCATATTATTTCATTATTATCTATGTCAACACATTTATATGGTCCCATATTTATATTAATTGCTGTTAATACAATTCCTACTCCTGCTGTTAATACTATTGAAGTTATTATTATAATAGCTAGTACACTTATTATAAATAATATTTCTCTCATGTTCCTTTACCTCTCTTTCATTTATACTAACTCACATAGATTACTATTGCTTCATAATGTTCTATATTTTTATCTACATATTTTTCTATTGCTTCTGTATATTTTTCTTCTATTAAATCTTTATATTCTTCATTCTCTGCTAGTTCTTCAGAATAATATTCTACAATTTCATCTTTGTCATCTGAAAATACTAAATCTCCCCATTTTTCGTATTTATATACTTCACTTTTATATGCTCTAAAATCTTCCATTACAGTACATCCATAATCTCCTGCTACTTCGTCATTGCTCATCATAAATACTAATCTTAAATTTGGATTCTCTTGTATCAATTTTACTAATTCTTCTTTATTATTTTTTTCTATCATTTTTCTCTTACCTTTCATTTATACTTTTTCTACTAGTCCTGCTTTAATTAAGTCATATAATATTTCATAATCATCTATATCTAAGCTTAAAACCATACAATTTGCATTTGATTTGTAAGCTTGTAAAATTCTTGAAACTGGTTTTATAAACCAATATTCTTTAAAATCTCTATGTAATTTATTATAATTCCAATTTTCTTCTTTAGTTATTGTTGCTGATTTTCTTCTTCTTTCTCTTTCTCCTAAGTAGTAACCATTTATTCTATATAATTCTATTAATTCTCCTGTGTTTTTATCGTACTCTGGTCTAAAATCATATTCTTTAATGAATATGTTTAAATCTACATCATCTTTTATTTTTAACATCTTCTCACTCCCTTTTAAAATATTTATATATTACTCTTGTTCATATTCTCTTAGTTTTCTAATTATGTATTCTGTTTCTTCTCCTAATCCGTCTATAAAGTCATACAGATTAAATGCTATACTTTCATTTAATAATGTTACATCTTTGCCACCTTCGCAAAATTCGTCGTATCCAAATATGTCTGTAAATTCTTGTATGTCATTAAAGTCTAACCATACTATTATTTGCTCATTACTATCTATTCTATATTCTTTATCTTTTAAAAATAATATCAAATCTAGTATTTTATCATTATTCATTTTTAACTCCTTTCTCTCAAATATTTATATATTACTCTCTCAACATAAGCTAAAGCTTCATAGCTTGTTATAAATCGTCCTGAATGCCTATGTTTTACTTCACTTCTTATTATTCTTATTTGCTGATTATATTGTCTTTTATACATTAATGCTAATTTATCTTTACTCAAGCCACTCTTCCACTTCTCTATTATTTCTTTGTCTTGCATTGCTACACCTCTTAAGTGTAGTATTTACAAAATTATTTGTTCTAGTTTTTCAATCATTTTATTTTTCCTTTAATAATTCTTTTTCTAAATATGATATATATTTTTGTATTACTTCTACTTTGTTGTCTGCGTGTATTACATCTATGTAGTTTACTTTATCTTTCTCTAAATGCTTTTTTATTGTTTCTTTACTTATTGAATTTTCTATGTAGTTTATAGTTGTATCTAACGCTTGTCTAAATTCCATGTTTTCTTTACAATCACAATCTATACTATCTTTAATGTTTTCTAGTATTTGTTTAGTTTCTTCTAATTCTTTATTCATCTAACCACCCTAATTCTTTTACTTTTTCATTTATTGCTTGTAGTTCTTGCATATTAATTATTCTGTTACTAATATCAATTTCTATGTTCATTGCCCATTTCCAAAATTTAATTATTTTTTTTCCTAATTCATAAGTAATTGCATGTTCGGTTTCACTCTTTTTATATCCTAACTTTTCAAACATCTCATCTGCCTTACTCATTGTATATTTCTCCTTTTTCTACTTTTTTTATATCATCTAAATCTATTTCTACTTCGTAATTCTTGAATTTATATAATATTGCTTTTACTATGTTTTCTAAGTTTTTATTTATTTCAACATTGTATAAACCTTGATTTAATTGTCTTGTTAATTTTCTATTTTCTTCTTCCAGCTTATTGTTTTTATCATGTAAATTTCAATATCTTATTTTATCTTTTCCTGTTATCATTACTTGTCCTCACTCTCTTATTCTTTTTAAGCTTCTTGTTATATTTTCTGTTACTTCATAGATTTCATATCTTGTCATATCATCATATGTTTTTAATTCATCAAAAGCTTCTTCATGTGTATCAAATTTGTCTGCTTCAGATATGCTTGTTTCACATTATCCATTTCTCATATAACATAAATTATATAAATCTACTATGACATAATATTTAGTACTCATTGCTTGTCCTCACTTTCTTTTAAATCTAAATAATCTAAATGCTCTAATATTCTACTTGCTAAATAATCTATTCTATTTATTGCTAATACTCTTAATTGTTTATTATCTATATACTTTAAATCATTACAAATCTGTATTATTTCTTCTGTTTTTTCTATCGCCCAGTCTTTGCAATTTGTTTCTCTCATTCCCTTTCTCCCTTCACAAATGGTAATATATAATCTATATACTCTGGTACTTCTGGAACTCTATTATGAAATTCTTGCCATTTCTTTTTATCTTCTTCCAACTTTTCTATTAACTCTTGTTTTTGTGTTTCTAATCCTCTTGCCTTTTCTCTATATTTACATTGTTTGCATATTTCTACTGCTTCGTTTTGTTTTTGTATATATCCTTGCCAATAAATATTTTCTAATTTAGTTTCTAATTGTTTTATATATGCTAATAGTATTTTTTCATCTTCTTCATTCTCTTCTTGACTATATAGTGTACTAAATAATACATCGTTTAATGATTTTGATATTCTCTCTTTTGCTCTTGCTATCTTTTCTTCACTTAGCATTGTTTTTCTCCTCATCTAATGAATTAAAAATTACTTCTAACTTATTTCTGTAATAATTTATTGTTTCATATTCTTTTTCTAATTGTTCTAAGTTTATTTCTGCTTGCTTAATAATTATTTTTTGTAATTCCTGGTTATTTTTGTTTTCTCTATATTGCTGTTCTGCTGTGTTTCGTGTTTCTTCAATTATTTTTTGTATCTTTTCTCTATTCATTTTTTAGTTCTCCTCATCTATTAACCTCCAAAATTCTTTTGCTCCATAATCATTTATTAATATCTTTCTTAATTCTTCTAAACTTATTTCTTCTAATTCTTGAATATTGTGTTGATTGCAAAATCTTTCTGTTCCTAAAAAACAAGCTCCTGTTATTGCTCTGTATTGTAACCTTATTACCTTCTTTGTTTTCTTTATTTCTTTAACTATTTCTGACGTATCTCTGTCTTTTAATTTCTTAAATGTTAAATCTTCCATTGCTTGTTTTAATGTTTTCCCATGTGCTGATAATTCATTTTCTACTACACAATATCCCAAAGCTGTTTTATATATTGTTATATTTTCTTTCTTTTTAACAGATTTTACATTTCCCCATAAAATACCATCAAAATATATGTATTTTAATTTTTTGTTATATCCTCTTGATATCTTTTTGATATTTGATATATTATCTCCATTAAATCCATATATATTTCCATTTACAGTCAAATTATCTGGTAATTCTGTTATGTTTGTATTACTTAGGTCTAAGTATCCTCCTACAGTCAAATTATCTGGTAATTCTGTTATGTTTGTATTATTTAGATATAAACTTCCTCCTACCTTTACTTTACCATTTTCTTCTATAACTTCATTGTTGCAATAATTCTCTTTAAGAACTTTTTTAAATTTTTCTATTTTATTCATCATTTCCTCCTCATATTGATATTATTTAATTATTCTTAATTCCAACTCTGGATATTTCTTTTCAAACAACTTATGTTTCAATTTGAATATATCTGTCTGCATGCCTTTTACATCTTCTACTATTGTTTTTCCATTTTCTTTATATTTAAAGTCTGCTATGTATTCGATTTTTCTGTATGTCTTTCCATTCTTCTTAAAGCTTTCTTGTAATAAAAAATGTGGTTGTAATTCTAAATCTTGTATTTTCCCTGCTTTTAGCAAAAGTTTTAATTCTTTGTATCTACGACTTTCTTGTATGCTATCAAAAACATAATCATCTAATATTACTTTTTTATTTCTGTATTTGTTCATCTTCTGTTTTCTCCTTTTCTATATAGTTTTCACATCTATAAACTCCTTTGAAATTTTCATCAAGTAATCTGTTGCAACCGCATACATTTTGCACATTTTCCTATTAATTTCGGATAATTATATTTCATAGTCTAATCCTCATCATCTATATTAAATCCATAAGCTTTATACCAATCAATATGTCTTTCGTTTTGTAACTCAATATCTTCTTTATATCTTTTTGTTTCACTTTCCCATTCTTTAAAACAATTTTTACATAAAGCTCTTCCTAATATGAAAATTAAATATATTTCTTCTGCCATTGCTTCATTGCAGTTATCACATATTGCCATTCCTCCCCATTTTAAGCACTCTTCCATAGTACATTTAATATATGAATATCCTTGTTTTGTATAATTTAATTTTACTTTTTTCATTTTTCCCTCCTAAATCTGTGGTATATGTTGCATATTTTCTGCTACCATTTTTTCAGTCTCTGTTGCTTCTCTATATACTGCAACTTCCTTATTTGTTATGTTACACTTTGTTGTTTTGTCTGTTATAACAAATCCTAAATCTTCTAATTCTGTGATTCTTGGTCTTGCATTATTTACATCCGCTGTGTTTGTATAACGTCTTTTATATAATTCTTGTGCTATTTCTCTTGTTGTCATTTCTTTATCTTTTAATATTTCTAATATTTGTTTATGTCTTTCACTTAGATGTTCTTGCATTTCTTTATAACTTTTGTGTCTTGTCATAAATGTTATTGTATTCATTTGTTCTCACTCTCCTCAAACTTATTATTTGCATATAAGCATGTTAATTCTTCTTCACTATACTCTCTACTTTTAAAATTACTTTCTTTGGCTTTTTTTGTTTTATTTTCTTTTTTAGCTTCTACTAATGTCTTTATCCCTGCTTTTTGCCAATTATTTAATATTGCTCTTATATATCTTCCATTTCTTTTATTAGCTTCTACACTTATTTGCATTGAATATATAACTAAATCTTTTCCCATTTCTTTTGTAAAATCTTCTAGTGTCTCTAAAATAAACGGCGTAACAAGTCCTATATTGCTATTATAGAAATCAATAACTTCTTGCAGACCGTCAACACAACTGTCATCTGTTTTTTCTAAACCGTCAACACGACTGTCGCTTATTATTGTTATTTCATTCTTATCATTCTTTATATTCTTTACATTCTTGTTTGTTATCACTTGTTTATCATCTGTTTCGCACTTGTTTATCATCTGTTTATCATTTTGTTTATCAATATCTTGATACTCGTTCCAGTTAACTATTGAGATTAAGCGATTTCGGTTACTTGTCTGTTGCTCAATTTGTTTATCATTTTCAAATGATTTTAATATTCTTTGTACTTTATCTTTGTTAATCTTTAATTTTTTTGATATTGATATTGTTCCTGTTATTAATTGTCCTTTTTGTAATGTAATTCTTTTCCCTTTAAAAATAACATCATATTCTTTATGTGTAGCATTAAGTAAGATATATATCCATACTGCTAAATAATCACTATCTTTTGTTATTATTGGATTATCTAATGTTTTTCTATGTAATTTTATCCAACCCTCCATATATATTTCCTCTATTCATATTTTTGTACTATTACTGAAAAATTTTGCTTTAATGATAATTCTAAAATTTTGTCTAAATCTTCTTTTTCTAAATCATCATATTTAATACCGTCTGCATAACTATCCATATAATCGTATGCATTGTCTGATTCTATAACTAGTGCACTATACTTCATTTTTTCTCCTTTCGTACAATAAAGAGCTAAAACTTATTTTGTCTTAGCCCTTGTTGTTAATCTTTATCTATATTAATAATGTGGGTTAGGATTTGCACCTAACATATTTAGTTTTGTGGACTTTTCAGCTACCCACTTTCGCACCTAAAAATAGGCTGAGGATGCGTGGAATTTCGTTATACTCATTAAGCACCCCTGCGTGGTCTTTACTCTTTAGGAAACTAAACAGAAACACGTAAAAACTTGCGTCTACCTATTCCGCCACCACATTTTTTCAATTTTTTATATAGCTTTTTCCTATGAGAGCTATAAACTCTTCTCTTTTATGTCTTTCTTCGTATTCTAGTTGTACGAATCTCTTTAAAAATTTTTGTATTTCATAATCTTCATGGCATTGTCTGCATAAAGGAACCACTAAACCATTTTTAATACTTCTTTTTCTATTACTTCCACCATAAACTTCGTGTAAATCGTCTTTAGGAATATCTTTTATTCCTCGTTCTGTGCATATATAACAATGTTTTAAATCGTCTGTTATAATACTAAATCTACTGTTTTCTAATTTTACTTGTTTCTTAGTTCTCTTATTTATAGGTTTATATTCTTTATATTTAAAATCAGCACATTCTTTACATTGCACTAAATTAAGTGGTATTTGTCTTTTATATAATCTACAAAAAAAGAATTTTGACTTTTTTTCTGTTCTAACCGTTATGTATTTACATTTCATTTATTATCCCAACTTTCTAAAAGTGATTTTATTTCTGCTGATGTTTTTGTTTCTATATCTAATTGCTTACATTCTTGTACTATTAATTCAATTAATTTTGACATTTCAGCTGTGTTATAACTACTAGACCCATAATATGTAATTACATTTGTAAAACCGTTCTAATTTGCTTTTCATTATTTCTGTTATCCAGCCAACTCCGTTTTTACTCCATGCACTTCTAAACTTCTCTACTGCTTCATTTTTAACTGGTACTATTTCATAACTGCCTATATTTTTTATTAAATCTCTGTATATATCTTCTTTCGGTATATGTAATTTATCTTGTAATTTCCCTAGTAAAACCCAACAATATGCATTACTGTCTAAACTTCTTTTTGGTTTTACTTCTTTTACTTCATATTTCTTTGTCCTATCTTGATTAAATAAGTATTTTATTATTTCTTCTATTGTTCCTACCATTTAAAACACCTACTTATTTCCAGTTACTTTTTTGAAGTCATTAACAATATTCATATAATTTTTTATTTCTATCTCTGATGTACTAGAATATCCATAACTGTCTAAAATTTTGCATACAATTTCATCCGATAATTTATTTTTGGTTATTGCATCATCCAACAAATCTTTTTTTAATTTATCTATAACTTCAGTTTCTTCAATTTCTTTTTTACTTTCTTTAAATGGTAAATCTTTTTGGTTATTATTTTTATCCTCAATATTATCTTGTCCATCTACATAATAATCATTTTCACTAATTTCAAATGCATTCATATATAAATATCTTCTTTGATATGTTTGAACTCCTCCTAATGCTTGAATTTCATTACATCCTTTTAATGTTGTTTTTACCATCTCTGATACATATTCTAATTTTTCATCTACTTTTTCTATATTTATAATAGTTAATATTGCATTTTCTTTATCAAAATTAACTTGTGTAAAAAGTTTTAATTCTAAGCATATTTCATTTATAGCTGGCATAAAATCTCCTAATTCATAATATTTATAATTAGAAAACTTATTCATTCCAGTCTTTTTTAAATCTTTTTTTTGTAATTCTACTTTTGCTTTTTGCATTTTTTCATAAATATTCACTTATATATCCTCGCTTTCATAACTAATGTTATTATTTAATAGCCAAGTTTTAAGTTGTTGTTTTTGTGTTTCCGTTATTTTAAGTGTAAGATTTATTTTAATTTTAGTATTTCTTATTATGCTATCAAATGGGTTTTCTTCTTTCATTTCTTTAACTTCTATTTTATCTTCTTGTTGTTTTTTTATTTCTGTCATTTCTTTTATTTTTTCTAACCTTGCTTTTTCTTGCATTACATTTGTTAAGTCAAGTGTTAATAAATATTTATCTTTAAGTTGAATATCAAATTCACTTTTCATATCTTCAATTACTTTTAAATCTGTTTTTACTTTATTTATAATTCCTATAATTTCTAGTTCTATATCTCTAAGTTTATATGTTGTATTAAGCCATTTTTCACTCCATATTTTCTGTATTGATAATATTTCTTTTAAATCATTTATATTTTCTTCATATATTTTTAAGATTTCTTTCTT